GCCCACCCCGAAGGGTTTTAATAAACTGCGGATTGCGACCGCGACTCGCCAGGGCTGGAATATTTTGGCGTGTCCATCATGGTGATAAGCCTATTTTTGTATTTTCCATTGTGAGCAACAATAAAGAAAACAGTCGTGTACTCCTGCCTACAAGGTGAGGTCCCTCCGGGTGTGGCCGTACCAACACAGACATGCTGCGCTACGCATCCACCCCGGCAAGCCTTGTTGGTTTGCTTTGACGACCTACTGGATCCATTTATTAATGTCTCAGCCAGCAAGAGACGTTAGCAACCTATGACACATAGGCGTTGTACACCTGCGAGCAGGTGCGTGAAACACACACGTTGAACTTGGTAAGGTTGGAATTATAAGCAGTACCGTTGCCGTAAGCAACAGATCACACTCAACGGGGCTGTTTATGAAACAGACCCCATAAGAGTTGGAGCCAGTGGATGTGTTCGACAACTTGGACCCAGCCCCAGTAGTGGGAACAGTGGGCACAACAGCAGCGGTTCCTGTGGACCAGGCAATGAAATATGACACCTCAAACACCCCAGCGGGCAGCTTGAAGGTGACCACACAGTTCGTGACAGTTGTGGAGTTTACAACAGTGGGACCGACCACAGTTGTGGTATCAGCACCTGTGCCAAGTGGTATCCCAGAGGTAAAAGTGGTAGAACCACTATACAGTTGGGATGAAAACAAGGCTTGTTGAGGTTCAATCAGCTCCACAGTATAATTGACTATCAGGTCGAAAAGCGGCAACGCAGCGGAAATAGTGCCACCATTGGACACAGAATCAGACATCACCACGACTTGGCCGAGGTCAATCAGCTTATTGTCCGCTGCAACATGAGTGCCAGTGAATCGGTACGCATTATCACATTTAATCTCCACAGTGCTTTCCTGCCACGGCATATTCTCACAATGGTTTGAGAGAGCATAAAATTCCTGTCTGTTGCCAGGTACGAGGTCAGACGAATCGTAATCAAACCCAACTCCTATTCTTCCGCTATAATTGGTAGAAACCAACGGGACAAGAGTGAAGCTGAGCCTACGAAATTTGTACTTCTCGTAATTAACGGCAGTTGCAGACAGCCAAGGGAAGATAGTTGACATCCCAGGATTAGCTCGGTAGCCAGTGCAACGGAAAGCGGTGACATTCGATGAAGGGGTGCCAGAATTAATGGCACCCAACATTTCACTGTGCGAGATAACCACCGCATCACCCATCATCTTAATGCTGGGCTTGGAGCGGCGGTTGATATTGCGGGATATGGACACTGGCGCTGCGGTGGTGCCACCGAGGGCAAAACCGCCAGCATTTGTGCTGCGAGACATATTGATTTGTTTTGTACCTCGACCGGTTATAGCCATGCCAAGATGTGACGATGGGGTGTAATTGAGATAACCCAACTCACCCAACGTTTTCTTTGCGATTTTCTTGACGCCTTGCTCGGTGTATGTACCGAGTTTCTTAACGACCTGTTTGATATTGTACACTGCCGCAGCTTTCTCTGCTTTGCCTAATCCAGGAACCACGTGGTCAACGGCGGCGTGCACCAAATTAGTGAGCGCTCCGTCAACTTTGCCTGGTAGGTATGCTGGTACCTTACGTAAGTTCAGAGTCATAGGAACGATTGTTAGTATGGGATCCCGCAACACAACGGGACTGTTCACTTGTCGACGTAGTATGCCGTGCAGTCTCTTGGCATCTATATCAGCCCATCAAATTGGTTTTGGCAATTTAACGACAAGCCCCATGGTAAAGGGTGGATTTAATGTGGTGACCTTCTTCCACAATGTGCTCAATCCTCATCGGGAAACACCCCGCGAGGCTGCCACAAATGCTCCTCAAGCAATGTGGACGTGTCCAGTTTGAACGATTTGTAATATTTCTCAAGCTCCAACTGCTCACAGGGGGTGACCCCCCATGCGAGGTAAAAGCTGGCACGAGACGCTGGTAACGGCTCGGCTGACGACCTTTTCCCTTTCAGTCCAAGCTCGCGCATGAACCAGGGGAGCGAATCATCAACACTTGACAGGGTTTTCAACCTTCCTTTCCGGCCACTGAACCAGTGGGAGTTGCTGTTACGCTTATAACAGGTGTAAAACGCATCAAAGATGGGCAAACCACCCGCCAGCGCCAACCCACCTGTCCCCACGGCATTCAGCCAGCTAGAATATGTGACGAACTGATCAACGTGTTTCAGATACACGCTATCTTTAGCAATGGCAGTGCGGGGGTTCCGGCACATGGTGTATTTAACACCATCAAACACCGGCCTGCACTGACAAAACTCGATATGCTCCAGTTCGTAGGAGGGCTCCTCGATGGCCATGTTGAATCCCATTTCTAGGAACCATTCAAACAAGCCTTCTGAGAAGGTGGCCAAATCGGATTGCTCCAGAAACACGACACAATCATCCCCATTGTTCGCCAGTTGTATGTTGACACTCTTATGCAAACCATAAGCGTGGATCATCATACACATCAAAACGCAATTACCTAGGGATGTGTTCATGTCCCCACTCATTCGTGTACCCTCAATGGTGTACGACACCGCGCCATCAGGCGTGTTGCCGTAACATTTGTTTAGAAGTTGATGTCGCAGGATGTTGCCAAGCTTACGCTTGTCCACCATCCTGCGCACACACTTGAGGTACACTGAATGCTCAAATTCAAGCGCTTCCAGTGAAACATGCTGGTCAAATCTAGACGCATCCAAGCCTATAGCTACAGGCTTGTTGAACATGTTCCATTTCTCCTGGATCACCCTAGCCGTCACATCGGTATCCATACCTTTCATGACGGTGCGATGGCCGAATAATTTGCCAAGCGCCTTGAATATTCGTTCTTCCATGGGCCTAAGATACCTGCCGAGCGCCAGGTTGTACTTAGGATCACGGGGAGAAATCACCCGCGGCACTGGATCTGCCTTGGATGTATGGTCGGTTTTCTCGTATTTCACAAACACCTTCACCTTGCTGTCTGTCTCGAGGTTCAGCCCATGACAACTGATATCCTCGAGAGCCTGTTGGTACACCTTCCTCTTGCGGCTCGGCGTGCTATCAACAAATTGCTGATGTGACATCGGAGCGGTCGAGGGAAGAAAAGGTACTAACAGTCCCAACGTATTTGACAATCTCTGGGCAAACACACCAGGCGCAGGTCTGGGAGGGGAGACAAATTTGGTGGGCGATCCCTTGTCGAGGTTTTTGACAAAGAACACCCTCTCTTTTATGGCCCTCTCCAGAGTCGTGATGTCGTTATTGAACGGGATGATTTGGATGTTAGGGGAAACCCCAGACACACGCATACATGTCCGGTTCTTTGTGACTCCCAATAGCCTCTTCACACGCAACTGGGCACAATCGGGAGCGCGGCTAATGACGCATCCCTGCCCTGTGACGACTACTGGGCACCCCTATTTCCCTGGATTCGCCCATTGGGCGATCCGGGAAAACAGGTTCTCTCCCGCCACGCGATCTGTGACGGCATTCTTACCGTGGAAGATAAACTTATAGTTATTCCACGCCATGGTAGGAATGAATGATAGGAACGTGGCACGGTCTATAACCAGTGCCTGGTCGCACACCCGCAAATCCTTGTACTCGTCAGCAATAAGCTTAACGATCCATTTACGCACGACCAGCACATTTGCCTCCGTCAATGGACGGGCACCAAACTTGACATACGCCCCGTTCGCCACAGTCATGGCGAAGGTTGTGCGATGCCCTTTCTTGATGCGCACGGTCTTCTTGATGGCATGGTGCGCCGTGCGGGTTTTCCTTTCCATCGGGTCACCGTTGGAGCCAATGAACAACTCCCGACCAGAGTTATCCTCAGCGGTGGGCATCTCTGCCGCACCCACAACCACACAGGTTTCCTCAAGTATCATCAACGATGTGGACCGCAACACCAAAAGTGCTTCGGGAGCCACATTACATGTATCAAACGCCGTGAGGAGTTCCTTGGGCAAACTGCGCCTCGGGTGTGTTACCGACAACCATGTTGAAACCGAACTTGAGCCATTTGGCACCCCACTGAGTGAGGGCCAAGACATCTTGAGACGGATAAAGAGCCATGGCTTGCTAAATCGGGACGATTTAA